GGACGATCCGTAGATGTCAAGATAGCCACAGGACCTTTCACATGGGCCTATGGTAAACGCTTGTCAGCCGTCTACAATTCCGATGGATTGTTCATGTACACAGGAGGTGCGTCTGCTGAAGAGATAGGCAGATTCAAAGAGCTCGCAGTCGAAAGAGTGGTGGCAGCCTACGATGGCCCACTAGCTAAAGACGAATTTCGAGCTCTCCTCCGGTGGGTGGCGGTTGATTGCAAAAGATGGGACAGGTCGGTTGGCCCCGACCCCCTACGGAAACTGAATCAAGAGTACAGAGAAGTGGGAGCTCCGAAGGAGTGTCTAATCGCACTTAAAGGTAGGCATGGAAAGAGGTTTGCGGTTTCTTCGCGTGGATGGCACTTCACACGAACGGCGCAAGTCTCCTCGGGAGACGGTGACACGTCCGGCGGTAACACCAGGGTGCATCTGGTGATGCTGGAAGCGTCAGACGACGCGCTAGCTGCGATGGCAAGTGGCGATGATGCGTTATGCCTTGTAATAACAGGCACCGAGGAGTCCCTGTGCGACCACTACCGGAAAGGTGGTTTCACCCCCGTTTTAGCCAAGGAGGTGGATTTTTGCAGTTCGATATTCTGGCCCACTTCTGATGGGTTGGTTTTGGGCCCCAAGATAGGACGAGTGCTGGGGAAGACATTTTATTGTATGAACCGTTTCGATAGCGGTGACTATTTGCCCTGGTTGCGCGGGGTGTGTCTTTCTCTGAGGACTACTTGTTCTTACGTCCCCATCTTGAGGGTTTTGGTTCCCCGCCTCCTCAGCCTTTGTGGTAGAGGTAAGGTTTGGAGGGAATCCGCACATGAGTACAAGAATTGGGCTAGCACCAGCCATTCGTGTATCGAACAGACCTGGGATTTCGTTATGGATAGATATGGACTTGATGAGTCGGACATCGAGGACATGGAAAACGAAATCGCGCAGGTAACCATTGGTCAATCTCTCGAGGGAGACCGTTGGGTCGCGCTTGTGCAGCGCGACATTGTCGGTGTAGGATGAGCACTGATTGGATGATCGCCGGTTATAGCAGTAATGCCGGAAAACGGGTTTGTGTCCGTATCCTGATTAGCAGCCAACCCCCCTTTATAATAGGTTGGAAATCTACTACTTATCGTAGGCCCAAGTGGGCAAAACGGGG